GGCGTAAAGGTGGCGAAGAGGTGTCAGGTAATACTAGACTGACACCTTTTCGCTCTTTATACTTTCCGCTTTTTTTCCATTGGCGCGTGTGATTGGCCGAATAAAAATTTCTTGGAATTCGGAGATTCTGTACTGGGGTCCTGTGTTTGTTTGTGATTCTGTACTGGGGTCCTGTGTATCAATTTTTTTCTAAGTGTTCCGCACAGTCTACGTTCCCGCCTGTCGTCTCCTCTCGACTATTTTTGCTAGTTGTGTGTACTCAGAGTTTTTACCCCGGTGGGCAGAACCGGTGGGCAACACCGGTGGGCAGCATACGCTTGAGTCGTCGCAGTTTTGCTTCGGTCCGCTCGCGCGGCCCTACGCAAAACGGCTCCTAGCATTTTGCTATTATCGAGCAAAGATAGGTCTTTGAGCTTCTCGAGGGAATCAGATAGAGGCTTTACCGGGCAAAGTTTTTATTATCCCACGAATCTTACTCGTGAGGTGTACGTTAGTACTGGGGTATACCCGTTAGTGCCCATAAAGGCTATAACATGAAAAGAGTTATTAATTATATCGGTTACATTGGCAGAGGTGCCTTTGGTTTCCACATTCACATTTAGGTTAGGCAAGCTAACACGAAAAACCATTGTTTTTGGCGCTGATATCTCCATATTCGTACCATCCCATGATACAGTGGGAGTGTCAAATACGAATTGTCGTTTCCACAGCACTTTAAATCTTTTAGAGTATTGGAGATTGCGAAATAAAAGAGCTCCATAGGCACTAGCGCCTCTGGTGGCGAAAACGTCCTCACTATTTAATTGTGCTGCGTTAGTTTGCATGTCTTGCACTACAGCTACCATAATCGGACCATTTTCTAAAAGGGCAGTTTGGTTAATTTTTGCACTGGCCGAAATTTGGCCATTAATAAAAAGTGATTTCAGCAGATAGTTTTTCCCGTCTCTCTGGCTTTCGCCATCGCCCTGGGCTACTGCATTTAAACAAAGTACAGTGAGAGGGTCAGCTTCCCCATTATCAGCAGCACTAGTCGCTGATATGTTAGCTGAATAATTTAAGTCTAAAAATTTGTCTTCTATTCCTAGAAATCCTGCTGTTCGCTGATTTCTTGATCGTAATCGCTTGTTCCTGGCTCTAATAGTTGCAGCAGCTCGGTTAACTGCTGTGCGAGCGGCTGCAGCTCGTCTACTTGATGACGCAACCGCCGTACTTCGGTAAGAAGGTCTGCTAGGAGGCATTCGTGTTGATCCAGTTTAAAATATGTTTAGGTTTAATTTTTTTATTTATTTATACTTGCGCTAGCGAATCATCTTCTAGCGTTAAGTCTATACATTCGCTCCAGTCTCTCGGCGCAGGTATTCCGTTGGAAAAGACTGGCTGTCCCAGTCCACTTCCTGCCATGGCGTCTCGTTCCAGCTTTGGCTCAATATTGTCTCGGCTAAGGGAGGGCTCATCGGGAGTGTCCAGTCTTCCCATGAGAAGGTCATTTGCGTTAATTGGGTTTCGAAGCTCAGTGACTCCGTCTCCGAATCTTCTCTTAAGGGGGTTTGTGTGGTCCCAAGCGTATTTGGAATTTGGATACCAGTCTTTCGGATGTCGATTTGAGGTAAATATAATCTTTCTTGCAGCATTTGGTACCGATCCTCCTTTAACTTCCAGTGTGAAGGGATATCGGTCGGTGAACCTAAGTAGGAAGTCCCAGGTAAACCATCCATAGAACTCATCCACAATGATCGTATGTTGGCCGTCGTAACCGTCCCACCATTGTACTTGTCCGGCTGATTTACTTTTCCAGAATGCTCCAGGATTTTCATCATAGCATTTCCGAGTTTTTCCAACTCCTGTGGATCCCCAATAGCATAGCACTTCTTTAGGTTCATTAACGTGCTTATATGTGAGGCATCGGTACTCTTTAATTCCTCGGGTATATTTGAAGAAATGGTTTGGGTGATCCTGGGCAATTTGAACCAAGGAATGCCCACTTGAGATGTCAACCATAAGCGATTCAAGATCGGTTCGCTTACCTGGGTTTGGTTTGACTCCTATCTCCCATGGTCCTTCTATCCTCGGTTCCTTGGTACAGTAGGCTTGGTTTTGGGTAGCGTCTCCTTTGGCCGCTTCAAGGTGGGGTTTTCCAATAAAGTATTTTTGAACAGACTTCATACGTAGTTCATTTTTGAAATATATATACCCTTGTAAATGAGGCGTTCCACTTTCTCCCATTTCCAACTGGCATACGGCATATCTTATTTTTTCTTCGTTGGCCCATTTTTGTATCTGGGCCTTGTCTTCGGTAGTTGGGTTGTTTAGGGTAAAGCACCAGGCTCTCTTTCGCTTCTCGCTCCTCGGGGCTGGTTCTTTGGGTTCTTTCGGTATTTTGGTCTTCGGCATTTTTTTGGCGTAAAGGTGGCGAAGAGGTGTCAGGTAATACTAGACTGACACCTTTTCGCTCTTTATACTTTCCGCTTTTTTTCCATTGGCGCGTGTGATTGGCCGAATAAAAATTTCTTGGAATTCGGAGATTCTGTACTGGGGTCCTGTGTTTGTTTGTGATTCTGTACTGGGGTCCTGTGTATCAATTTTTTTCTAAGTGTTCCGCACAGTCTACGTTCCCGCCTGTCGTCTCCTCTCGACTATTTTTGCTAG